TGCCCTGCAGGCTGATCTGGGGCTCGTAGGGAAGGAGCCACCAGTCCTCTCCCTCCAGCTTGAAGTACAGGGGCAGCACCATGGGCACGCCGATGGCGTTCGCCACGATGATCTGCTCCAGCTGGGTGTCGGTCAGGTCCTCCAGACGGTAGCCGTCCGGATCCACACCGGCCCGTGCCGGCGGGTTGAAAACGGAGTAGGGCGGCATTATTCTCCGCGCCTTCCGATAGAGGTCCTCCAGTATGATCCTGTATTCCGTCATCTCGCTGCGCTGGTTGCAATCTCAAGCGACCGGTTGATGCTCTCGAGCACTGCGTCCTGCAGCTGCCGGAGGTCGCGGCCGTCGGTGTTGGTGATGTTCACGTCCTCGAAGAACTTGCCGATGTTCAGCACGATCGAGGTGTTCCTGGTTCCGCCGGTGGTGATGGAGTTCGCCGTGGACGAAGGAGATCCGCCGGTGCCCGGCGTTCCCGTCGGGGTGGATTCGGCGGTACCGGCTGCCGCCTGCGGGTCTTCGATGCCTTCCTTGGCCTTCTGCTTCGCCCGCTCCTCCGCGAGGTGCCGGCTGTAGGCGTCACCGAATCCGCCAGCCGTGTCTCGCATGCTCGCGACGGCACGGTTAGCCGCTCCGGCTCCGGTGAGGGACGCTACGGCAGTACGGGCGCTCTCGGCGGCTCCGGAGAAGTCGCCCTTGATCAGCTTGGCAAAGGCCTGGCCGACGGCTCCGAGCCCGACCACGATGCCGGTGAGCCGGTCGAGGATGTACTGCTTCAGCGCGCCGCCGAAGCCCTTGATGGTGTCCCAAACCGTCAGGATGGCCGCACGGAAGCCGGCGAACTTGTTCCAGCAGATGGTGACGGCGGTCACCAGGGCGGCGATGCCGGCGACGATGAGGCCGATGGGATTGGCCTCCATGGCCAGGTTCACAAGCTTCTGCGCCTTCTCCAGGAGGAGCATGGCGATGTACTGAATCCGGGTGGCGACGGTCCATCCCTTAGTGACGGCGTTCGCCACCGTCACGGCCGCGTTATACGCGAGGATGCCGGAGGCCAGCACGGCGATGATGTTGATGGCCGGACGGATGGCCGAGACGAGGAGGTCGATGCCCTTCGCCATCAGCTGCAGCGCCGGGATCACCAGGGGCTGCAGGACCTCGTAGATCTCCAGGAGAGCCCCGAGGAATTTCCCCTTCAGCTGCTCGAAGGCGCCGTACGAGGTCTGCGCTATCTGTTCCGTCATCCGGTTGAACTTTCCGCCCTCTCCGGTGGCCCGCTCGAAGGCGGCCTGCACCATATCGAAGGTGATCAGGCCCTTGGACATCTCGTCCTTCAGCGTCGCCACGGACTTTCCCGTGAGCGCGGAGATGTCCAGGAGCGGGTTGTATCCGGCGTTGATGAGCTGCAGGAGATCCTGTCCCTGCAGCTTGCCGGCGGCGCTGATCTGGCCGAAGACGAGGGCCAGCTGCTGGAGCTTGTTCTTGTCGCCCATGGCCACGTCTCCGAGCATCTTCAGGTCCTTCACGACCGACTCGGCGCTCACGCCGAAGCCGAGCATGGTCTTCGCCGCCTCCTGGGTGCCGGCGCGGTCCCAGAGCGTCTCGTCGGCGTACTTGTTGATCTCGCCGAGCATCTTCGCCGCCTTGGACTCGTTACCCACCAGGACGTTGAAGGCGGTGGCCGTCTTCTCCGCCTCCATGCCCAGCCTCGTCACGACGCCGAGGCCCGCCGTCATGGCCACGATCGGATTGGTGAAGAACTCCGCGCCGGGAAGGGTGCGGAAGGCGTCGCCCAGTCCGCGCAGGGCCCGGGAGGTGAGTCCCGCGGCCCTGTCGACCGAGCGCAGCTTACCCTGGACGGCATCCAGCCGTCTGACGGCCTGATGGTCCCCGGATGTTCCGATGTCTATGACATACTGGGCAGCTTTCATGATGGTTGGCGCTAAATCAATTCTTTCCCGCCTCGCTCTTGCGGATGTGCTCGAGCTGGGCTATAGTCTGGGCCCACTGCTGGTCCGACAGGGTGGCCGGGTCGAGATGCAGGTAATACCTGATCATCGTGTCGAAATAGCCGATGAAATCGGCCTCCGGCCTTCCGTCGGCCAGCCTCAGAGCTTTTTTATCTCGGCCTCCTTCGTCTCTGCGAGGGCGCCGAGGACGGGCACGACGGCGAGGAAGTAGTCGTCGTTCTCCTTGATTTCTTCGTCGCCTTCAATCCAGCACTGGTTAAGGAGGATCTCGGAGAACTTGACCGAGTCATTGGCCTGGTTGCTGCCGGCCATCGCGTAAGAGAGGTCGCGACGGGAGGGCTTGTGAAGGATGACCTTCTTGTCTTCGACGGCCACCTCAAAGACGTTGCCGTCGCCAAATTTCTTCTTCCAGCCTTCGAGCTGGTCCTGCGTGTAGGTGTACATGTTCTGCGTTGCTTTTTTGTGTTGAAGGAAAAAGGATGGGGCCGAGGGTTGCCCGGCCCCGTCCGTTACTGATAGTCGTAGACGATGTCGAGCGCCACGATCGGCAGCTCGATCTCCATGAACTTGTCGTTCTGGTTGAGCCCCTTCGGGACGGAGGTGATCTCCGCGCCGCGGATGAGGTCCATCTTCACGATGTCGCCCCTGGAGGGATTGCCGTATGCCACGACGATGTCGAAGCGAGCCTCGAGGATGTCTCCGCCGGCAGCCGACGTCAGGGCGTCAAGCTCGGACTGGAGGATCCGGACGGCGCCCGCATAGGACTTGTTTCCGTGCTGGATGCCGTGCGGCTTGTTACCCTTGGCATACAGGGCTTCCTTCTCCTGGTCTGCGTTGTAGCTGACGCCACGGATTCCCGTCACGTCACGGCCTGCCATCACTACGGTGACGTCGGCCCATTCGTATTCTCTGGAGTCAAACATGGCGTACTAGTTTTCGCGGTTGGTCAAGAAGCCGATGTTCGCGACGATCTCGCGAGCATAGCCGAAGGGACGCACTCGCAGGGTGCCCTCGACCTTGGAGGTGGCCAGGACGTTCTGCGACGGGTCGATGAAGAAGCGGCAGCCGCTTCCGTCGACGACGCTGAGCTCGCCGGAGGCGGCCATCACGTCATTGACGGCACCTTCCACAGCGGCCTGCCAGGACTTGAGGATGGGCGCCTGCATCGTGCCGTCCGTGTTCACCTCGATTTCGTCGAGGAGGAACTGCAGGAGGGTGGAGTAGGCGATCCGGGCGGCCTTGTCGGCCGTGCGGCGGGCGGTGAGGTGGGCGTAGTCGTCCGTAACGGGAACGGCGAGCGGGTCGTCCACGAAGTAGTAGCCGACCAGGCCGGTGTAGATCCGCGGGCAGATGTAGCCCTTGGAGTAGATGGTGTCGACGGCGTCCATGGAGTCGTCCACGAGGGATGCACCGAGGTACATCGCCGTGGGCGCCAAAGGACCGGATGCCACGCGGCCGATGTTGCGCTGCACCGGCACGGATGCGATCCGTCCGGCCAGGGTGCCGACGGCCGCGTCGTCCGAGGAGGCGGCGACGTCTCCGATGAAGACTCCGACCCTGTTCGCGTTGAGCGTCTTGAGGTCCTTCAGGCCGGCGGTGCCGGCATAGGCGCGTCCTTCGATGATCACGAAGACCGGAGCATAGAGGTCGTCGGCCATGTGCTCGGCGAGGGCCTGCGCGTTGGTGACGGCGGCGAAGACGTCGGGGTCGAGGCCTTCGGTCACCGTGGGAGTCGTCGCCGCTGCAGATGCCACGATGACGCCGCGGACGGCGCCGCGCAGCCCTTCGAGGACGGCCTTCAGGGAACCGGTGGAAGCGTTGCACACCGTCGCCATGGACGAGCCGGAGAGGCCGGTCACGTACAGCGGCGTCCCTTCCTCCGCCTCGGCGTAGAACTGCGCCACCAGAGCGTGCAGCCGCGCGTTGTTGGTGGACGTGACCCCGAGGTCAGCCAGGGAGCCGGGCGAGACGATCCGGTAGGCCTTGCCCAGCTGGAAGGTCGTGCTCACGGCGGTAGCGCCGACGACCACCATCAGGAGCAGGCCGTCCTGGTTGTCCGGGGCGGCTCCGATGAGACCGTTAAGGTAGTTGATCTTTACTCTGGGGAGCATGCTTTTTCAGATTAGAAAGCCGCCCCCGACGGGGCCGGAGGCGGCTTGGTTGAACATGTGGTTCCGGAGGCTAGCTCACCGTGACGATGGCCAGGACCTCCTGGGTGCCGTTGGTGGCCTTCAGGACCGCCTGTCCGGCCGACTTGCCGGTGACGGTCACGGAGGCGCCGATGGTGGCGCTGATGGTCGCGACATCCGGGTCGGAGATCATCCAGCGGGTGTTGGCGGACTCGCCGCTCGGGGTGGCGGTCGCGGTCACGAGCTGGGTGGCGTCCTCGGCGATGGTGATGTCGGTGTCGTCCAGCTCGAGGGCGGTCACGGCGGTGGCCGTGTCGGCGACGATGGCGTAGACGCCCTTCTTGTCGTAGCGGCGGATCTTGCCGCCGACGCGGATCAGGAAGGAGTAGATGTCCGCGTAGTACAGCGGGTTGTCGACGCTGTCGAACATCTTCACCTCACCGAGGGCGCGGGAAAGGGACTCGCGCTGCCAGGCGAGGCCGGCGGCCTTGTCGGTCGTGGCGCCGTCGGCGCTCTTTGCCTTGTAGGTGCCGTCCGTGGCGAAGCGGAGGACAGTGGAGCGGACCATGACCTCGAAGCCATAGAGCATGCCCATCACGCCGCGCTTGACGTCGGCAGCGGCGAAGAATCCGATGGCCTGGCTCTCGGTCATGCCCTGAAGCAGCTGCTCGTACATGTTCGCGTCGAGCAGGAGGAACCGGTCGGTCTGCGGGACGTTGTCGGCGTTGAAGCGGAGCTGCAGCGCGGCGACGTCGGCCGGGACGATCTTCTTGCGGAGACCGGTGGCGGAAGGGGTCCAGGCGGGAACGCCGCCGCCGGTGGTGACGACACGGTGGTCGCTGTCCGGGCACCAGTTGCCCAGCATGGCCTCGGCGGCAGCCTCGATGAGGGCCTTGCGGTCCTGGTCGATGACGCTGTTCCGCTTGTTGTAGGACAGCTCGACGGTGTCGGCATACGGGATCTTGACAGGGTTGGTGGTCAGCTCGTTCAGGGTGTACTCGACATCCTGGTCCGTGCGGGCGTAGACCGTGGCCGGATAGGAGTCGCGGTTGAGAACGACGCCGCTCGGGGAGCCGGCGTTCGGGATGTGAACCTTCTTGCCCTCGTTGACATAAATGTCATCGTTGACCGCCTTCGAGAGGAAGAGGTTGTCGGCAAAGAGGCCCTCGATGATGGTCCTCTGCCAGATTTCTTTCTGTACTGCCATAGTGGGTGAATCGTTAGAGTTTTCGATGAGAGGCTAGGCCCCGAACTTCTCGGCGAACTTCGCCTTGTAGAGCTCCGGGAACTTGTCCTTCAGCTCGGCGAGGCGCTCGGCCTGGTCGATCTCGTCCCAGGACATCTGGGCGAGGTCCTTGGAGGCACCGGCACCGGCCGCGCCGTCCAGGAAGTCCTTGATGCTCGGCTTGCCGGCGGAGGCCTTCGGGATGGCGTCGATGACGGCACGGGCGGACGCCTCGTCGGCATCCATGAGCTTGCGGAAGCCCTCGAGCTGGGAGGACTGGATACGGCCGTCGGCAACGGCCTGGTTGAGGTAGGCGTCGACAGCCTGCTTCTTGGCCTCGGCTTTCTCCGCCTCCAGGGCGGCGACCTTAGCCTCGAGGGCGTCGACCTTGGCGGCCTGGTTGGTGGCCGTCCGGATCTTGGCGAGGATCTGCTCCTCGGTCAGGTTCGCGAAGGACTGGTCCTTCTTGAGTTCATTGATGATGTCCATATTACGGGAATTAGGAGTTTGAAGTCTGTTGACGAAAGCGTACACCTGCTCGGCCGTGGGGGCGGCTCCGAGGGAGTCACCGCCGTCCAGGTCGTAGATGTAGTCGCACAGGCGGCGGTCGTAGGCCTCCTGCGCGGTGAACCAGTGATCGACGCCGTCGAAGAAGGCCGACTTGACCTCATCGGGCGTCATGCCGCATTTCCGGCTGATCATCGAGGCAAGGGTGCTCTCGAGGGATTCGATGAGGTCCGCGCACTCGCGCATCTGCTTCGCGCCTCCGGCGCATCCGGCGGAGACGGAGTGGAGCATCAGGCGGGAGAAGCGCGACATGTGGAGCGGCTTGCCGCAGAGGGCGATCACGCCGGCGATGGAGGCGGCCAGACCGTCCACGTAGATGTTCACCCGGGACGTCGAGTCCTTCAGGGCGTTGAAGATGGAGATGCCGGCGAACACGTCGCCTCCCTGGGAGTTGATGTGGACGTCGATGTCCGGGTAGCTCTGCTGGAGCTCCATGAGCTCTCCGACCACGGACTCCGCGTCGACGCCGTCCTTTCCGCCGATCTCGCCATAGAGCATGAGCGAGGCGCGGGCCGGTCCGAGAACGACCACGTTGAAAAACTTGTATCTCTTGTCGAGCATAAGCAAAACTTTTGGCTAAAAGGTTCCGATGCAAATTTGAAAAAATCGCAGGGATAATTGAAAAATCATAATTATACGATGCTGATTTAATGTATTGTTTATACATAAATACGGAAAGCACGATTATATAATTACCGAAAATCGAAGATAAAAGACATCTTTGCAAAAAGTTCTTCTTATGGCAAACACTCTCAAGAACGAACAGAAGAAGGCAATCGCCCGGGAGCTCTACCTTCACGGCGATTTCACCTTCGAGGAGGTTGCGTCCAAGGTGGGCGTTACCCGTCAGACCATTTCCAAGTGGTCCCACGAGGGCGACTGGCCCTCCATCAAGGCCGGGATGACCGTCGGCAAGGAAAAGACGCTGCAGCATCTCTACGCCCATGTGACCAGCATTAACGAGAAGATCCTGGAAAGCGAGGAGCGGACCCCCACGCCGGCCCAGGCAGACATCCTGGCGAAGCTGTCCGCCTCCATCGCGAAGCTCGAGGGAGACAGCGGCATCCGGGAGTATGTCAATGCCGGGATGGCCTTCCTCTCCTGGCTGAGGCAGACGGAGCCGGCGAAGGCCATCGACTTCTGCAACTACTGGGACGCCTTCATCAAAAGCAAGCTGTAGCCATGGCGAAGAGTGACAAGCTGATCATAGCCGACTGGGAGGCCTTCTGCGCGAACATCCGGAAGCACACTCCGGAGGAGGAGCTGTCGCAGGCAGACCTGATCAAGAAGAAGGCCTGGCTCGAGGCGCGGCCCGTCGAGTGGATGAGGTACTTCTTCCCGGCCTACGCATCCGCTCCGTTCGCGGACTTCCAGAAGCAGGCCATCAACCGAATCGCCAGAAATGACGAATGGTACGAGGTCTGGAGCTGGTCCCGCGAGCTGGCCAAGTCCACCATCGCGATGATGCTCGAGCTCTACCTGATGCTCACCGGCCGGAAGCGCTACCTGGTCATGGTGAGCGCCACGCAGGACGCGGCCGTCCGTCTGCTGGCGCCTTACCGTGCGAACCTGGAAGTGAACGGGCGGATCCGGCAGTTCTACGGCGACCAGGCCGGCGCCATCAAGTGGGAGGAGGACCACTTCGTCACGAAGACGGGACTCACCTTCCTGGCCATCGGCTTCGGAAACGCGCCTCGAGGCGCCCGTAACGAGAACGTCCGACCCGACATCATCGACATCGACGACTATGACACCGACAAGGACTGCAAGAACCCGGTGACCCTCGACAAGAAGACGGAGTTCATCGAGCGGGCGGTCATCCCGACCAGGTCCGTCTCCGTGCCGACGCTCATCCTCGCGAAGGGCAACCTCATCGCGAAGGACACCGTCATCGGACGCCTGGGGAAGAAGGCGGACAAGCACATGGTCGTGAACATCGTCGACAAGGAGGGAAAGTCCACATGGCCGGAGAAGAACACCCTGGAGCACATCGAGCGCGTCAGGGCGACCATCTCCACCGGAGCCTTCCAGGCGGAGTACATGAACAACCCGATCAGCGAGGGGAAGATCTTCCGGAACCTCCCTGTCGGGAAGATGCCGGCCCTGTCGAAGTTCAAGTTCCTGGTCTGCTACGGAGACCCTTCCACCTCTAACACCGGAAAGAAGGGCAGCTCCACGAAGGCCGTCGTGCTCGTCGGCAAGATCAAGACCACCTTCTACGTCCTGAAGGCCTTCGTCTCGCATCCGACGAACGCGGAGTTCATCAGCTGGTTCTACCAGTGCCGCGACTGGGTGGGCGACCGCTGCCCGGTGTTCTACCTGGTCGAGAACAACAGCCTGCAGGACCCCTTCTACGAGCAGGTCTTCCTTCCCCTCATCAGGGAGGAGAACAAGAGCCGAGGATGCAGCCTCTTCATCACCGGAGACGCCAGGCCGAAGACCGACAAGGCCAGCCGCATCGAGGCGAACCTGGAGCCGGTCGACCGTAACGGCGCATGGCTGTTCAATGAGGAGGAGGCCGATAATCCGCACATGAAGGAGCTGCTGGACCAGCTGAAGCTCTTCGAGATGACCCTTCCCTATCCTGCCGACGGACCGGACGCCCTGGAAGGCGCCATCGCCGAGCTCAACCGGCGGACGATGACCGACACGGCCCTCGTGGACACCCTTTCCAGGAATGACCTGATCGACCAGTCCAGCCGAATGTAAAACGCTATTTAAACGCTGTTCAGATATGAGCCAATTCATCACACTGGAGGACTACGACGCCTCCATCCACCGGGAGATCCTGGACGCGCTGCTCAGGCATGACAGCGACGTCTCCGACTCCGCCATCGTCGAGATCTGCGAGGACAGGGCCATCGAGGAGATGCGCTGCTACCTGAGCAAATACTACGACTGCGACGCCATCTTCTCCGCGACCGGATCCGACCGGAACGCGCTCATCCTGATGATGGCCGTCGACATCTCCGTGTATCACATCTTCTGCCAGCACAACCCGTACAAGATCAGCGAGGTCCGGAAGGACCGCTATAACCGGGCCATCGAGTGGCTCAAGGCCGTAGCCGCCGCCCAGATCACCATCGACGGGGCGCCCAGGCTACCCGAGGAGGAGCTGCACGCCAATTCTCCCTGGCAGATCGAATCCAACCTTTTACGAGACTCTCACCTTTAGCCAAAAGTAACCATGGAACAAAGACGCGGCCGCCCGGCGGCCAAGAAAACGATCACGCAGGCGGGAGCTGCCGAAATCCTGCCCGGACAGCAGAACCCCACGATCATCCTGCAGTCTCCGGAGCTCTTCCACTTCGACATCCGGAGGTACATGGCCTCGCTCGAGACGGCGGAGGCCATCGACTTCCACAACCGCTCCCAGCTGTATGACATCTATCACTCCATCCTCCAGACCGACGGCCACCTCTCCGGCATCGTCGACAAGCGCCTGAGCGCGGTCAGCCGCGAGCGCTTCGAGTTCCAGCGGGACGGAAAGCCCGTGGAAGAGGTGAACCGGCAGATCCGCTCCCCCTGGTTCCGCAGCTGGGTGAAGGACTCCGTGGCCTCGAAGATGTGGGGCTTCTCCCTCTTCCAGTTCAGGCGCGACGAGAAGGGCTGGATCTCCTACGAGCTCATCGACCGGAAGCACTTCGACCCGGTGTCCCGGCAGGTGCTGCTGTACGAGACCGACGTGAACGGAGCCCCTCTCGAGCTGTTCTCGAACTGCCTGCTCGTGTGCGACAACCCGCGCGGGCTCGGCAAGCTGGCCACCTGCGCCCCGTATGCCCTCTACAAGCGCGGCAACATGGGAGACTGGGCCCAGTTCTGCCAGATCTTCGGGATGCCCATCCGGGAGTACACCTACAGCGCCGGCGACGAAGAGGCGAGGAAGCGTCTCCTGGCGGATGCCCGCAAACAGGGCGCAAACGCCGTCTACATCCATCCGGAGGGCTCGGCCATGACTCTGCACGAGGCGGCCGGAAAGAGCGGCACGGTGGACCTTTACGAGCGATTCCTGGACAACTGTAACGACGAGATGTCCATCGCCGTCCTGGGCAACACGCTCACGACCAAGAGCGACACCAACGGCACCCAGGCGCTCGGCACCGTCCAGGCGAAGGAGCAGATGAAGATCACCGAGGACGATGTCCAGTTTATCCTGGATCTGCTGAACTACGACATGACCGACATCTTCGCCGCCCTCGGAGTGAACACCGAGAACGGAGAGTTCGTCAGGGTCGAGCCGAAGTACCAGGACAAGCAGGTGCAGATCAACGTCGTCTCCAAGCTGAAGGAGATGGGCCTTCCCATCTCCGACGACTACCTGTACGAGACCTTCGACGTGCAGAAGCCGGATGACTACGACGCGCGGAAGGCGGCCATCGAGGACGAGCGCGCAGCTGCAGAGGAGCGGGCCCGTGAGATCGCCAGGAGACTGAACGAGGGAGGCGGCTCGGCGCCTACCGACGAGGAGAAGAGCCGGTTCCTCGACCGCTTCAGGAGTTTTTTCGGCCTAGCCCCGCGGGACGGGGCGTCCAAAGGAGATCCCTTGCCCTTCTTATAGACGGCCAGTACGGCTGCAGCTGCCCGGCCTGTGGCGGACTCCGTAACGAGAGCGCCCAGATCCCCGTGAGGTTCAGCCCCGAGGAGCTGACGAGGGGTCTTCGCGCCATCTACTCCCGCGACATCGACGTCCGGACAGACATCGAGCGGCACATCTTCGAGGAGACGCTGCGCCTGTTCAATGAGGCGGCCGCCCAGGGCCTCTCCGAGAGCAAGGACCCCGCCATCATCACCGACCGCTTCCTGGAGGAGCTCCGGACGAATAACGCCGTCTTCTCGGCCTTCAAGACCCACCGGATGCAGAACGACATCGCCCGGCTGCTCATCGACCCGGAGACGGGCCAGCTGAAGAGCTTCGACCGGTGGCGGCGCGACATCAAGGGGATCACCGACCACTACCAGACGGACTGGCTGCAGACCGAATACGACACCGCCGTGATCAGGGCGCACCAGGCGGCCGACTGGAAGCACTTCCTGGAAGAGGCCGACGTCTTTCCTAACGTGCGATGGATGCCCACCACGTCCCTCACTCCGGACCCGCTGCACCAGCACTACTGGGAGACGAAGCTGACCCTGCCGGTGAACCATCCCTTCTGGGACGATCATCACCCGGGAGACCGGTGGAACTGCAAATGTACCCTGAAGCAGACGGACGAGCCCGTCAACGCCTCCGGCCTGGAGGGATGGACGCCGCCCCTGCCGATGCCAGGACTCGACAACAATCCGGCGAAGGACGGGAAGCTCTTCAGCGACACCCATCCTTACATCACGGAGGCCTATCCGGGAGCCAGAGAGGCCGTCGAGAAGGCGGTCCGTAAGCAGAGCCCCTCCA